GTATCCAACGCATCCTTGGGAATGATAATCCACTCAGGCTTGCCATCCTCACCCATAATGCGCATCTGCTGGTCGGCGGCAAGGTACTTACGCATGTACCACAGACACATTTCCGTCACCTTGCGACGCCACGAGTTGATATGCGCAAACACCGGCATACGCGCCATACCTGCTGCTTCCTGACGGGCACGCACGGCAGCACCAGATTCAGCAGCATTCTCCTGCAAGCCCAGTGCATTTCGGCCACCGACGACATCCGTCATGTGGCTAATAGCCATCGTAATAGCAGGAACCAAGTCTGACTGCGCTGGCTGATTCGGAACAACATTGATAGCGTCGTGTGAAAGCACAGGTATCTTCGGCGATACCTTAGATGCCTCTGTCGATAGCTTCTCGATAGTAAAGCCACGCTTGAGCTTTGCTTCGATAACCGTCATAATGTTCTTATTGCCGCGCCCAATCTGGTTGTCCAGCTCGGAAATCATGCGGTTCTGGAACATCTGCGGGTCAATGAGCTGATCTACAAACGACCAATACTCACCATCGTCATGATAGCAGAAGCTGACTTGATATGGAAAGTCAGGAAGTTCTGTTACTTCTCGGCTTACACATTCGTCAGCGAAGATGAGCGATTGAATTACGATGTCCTTTGACAGCGTAACGATGTACACCAAGTCGTTACCATCAGGATCGAGAAGGTTGACATCGTTTTCGGCGTACTGCTGAAGCAAGCCTTCGATGTGATTCTGCGCCGATGACTGTTCGTCATACTCAGTAATCTCATTGCTGACCTGATCAACAACGATGTAGATGTACTGACGTAGCTTCTCGAAGTGCTCAATAGCAATGATGTCACCGCGCAGGTCGGTGTCTTTGAGCGAGCGTCCAGTACCAGCAACGTATTGCTGACGCGGCGTCATCACCTCAAATCGGTCTACAACCGACTCATTGCCAAGACCACCCGCATTACGAATAGCTTCTTGAAACTCAGGCCAGCGCTCAATAGCATCCTGTTTTGAAATCGGTAGAATGCGAGCCATCCACTTGGAGTCAGAAAGGCTAACGTCAACCGAGTTCGGGTCCCACATCAGTTGGTAGATAGGGATGCGCTCAACTACCGGACGACCCGAAAGACCGTCAGTCAATGCCCAGCGGGTAACCGTAGCACCAGCCTTCTTGACAATCATGTCATAGAAGACTTCATTCTCCACCTCATCCATGCGGTTGACTTGCTCACACCACTTGATAAGGCGGTTAGCAACGTATGCAGTAGGTTCGTCACCAGGCTCCGTCGGGATAGCTTGCGCCTCAACACGACGTGCCGAGTGAACACCAAGCACAGCGTTTACCTTGGGGCTGATTTGGTCGAACACATACGGGATTCGATTCTGTCGGTGGTGTGCCTCAATCTCATCCTGGTCCCACTGGTCTCCCTGCACAAACGCAGAGTTGCGACGAGCCTCTTCCCACTGCTGCGCAAAGAGCGGGTGCGCCGTTTCGATGTCCTCCCAAATGCGGGTGTAAACATCGTTCAGGTTTTCTTCGGCAAACACATCGCGAGCAATAACGCTCGACGGCATCTCCGAAACTCTAAACGGGGTGTACTCAGTCATATTCCTCTTCGTCGCCTTCGCCGTGCATCTCCTTGCACACCTCTACGGCTTCGTCGATGACTCCATACGCTTCTGAAATGTTGCCTTCGTCAATCATATCGGCAGCCTGGCGAAGCATCTCAGCGGGGTCGCCGCCCTCTTCTTCGTCTTCCATCTCAGGCTCTTCGACTTTCTTGCTAGGCTTCGACATGCCCTTGGGCTTGATTTTGTAAATCTTTGTAATGTCGCTGCCAAGAGACTTCTTATCCATAGTGCCTCAGTAGATTGCATATCGTGAAACAACAAGTTCCTCGAACTCAACGTAATTAGATTGAGTCTGGGCCCCTTGCAAAAATGCGTACCTATCTTTGTCAGCTCCTAATTTTTTTTCTTCCTTATCAACCGTGCCATCGGCGTTGATTGTAGAGCCATAGGGGATGTGGCTAAGGAGGTATCGCAAGGCGTCAACGTAGTCATCCTGACCACGGGTGTTCAAGTCGGGCCTATTGTTGGAGTATCGCTGCAACGGGATTGTCTCAATAAGACCCATGCAGTGTGGGAATATCTTGAGCTTTGCAGGCTTCGACGGCGGATTGTCGGAAAGGTACGTCTTGACGTTGATCCACCCGTTAACACGCTCGTTGATAGCTGGCTGCACATAGATGCCGGATTGCTCAAACATCACAGCGGGGGACAGTGCATCCGCTGTCTCACCACGACGCGACTTCATCGAGTTCGGGTCAAAGTAGGTAGCGGCAAAGTCTGCGTCACCGCTCGCTGCCAAAATCATGTCAATGAAGATGTCGGTGGTGTCCTTTGTAGACACCTCGTCATAAATATAAACCACACCGTTTACGGGGTCCTGTGCCGCAAAGAGGCAGACCGAAGGGTGAACTCCGTAGCCAAGGTCAACGGCACGCCAACGCACCCAGTCCGACGGTATCTCAAAGGGCTCAGTGACGATATGTACTCGTGGGTCCCACTCACTAAAGAATGCACCGCTCATGACATCCCAAGCACCGAGCAGCCATTGAGCGCGGAGATCGTCGGGAAGTGTTTCCAGGTAGTCTATGTAGTCCTGCGTTGCGTGCGGGTTGTCGTAGACGCCGAACGGTACATACGCATACTCGTCCTTCTTGATGAGCTCCTTTGGTTCCCACTTGGCATAGTCAGGCATAACCCAGTACCGCTTGAGAAAGCCATCGCAGACGCCACCGGGGTTACACGTCATGATCATCGTCGGCTTAAAGCCGCTATCTCCAAAGTCACGAAGAGAACCGAGTAGCCTACGGATAGCATTCTCGCTAAGCTGATTGCCTTCGTCAAGGATAAGCAAGCCGATTTCGATACCTTGCAACTTAGATACGTCAGTATCTTCTTCGATTGACCTGAAGTAGATAACAGACTTGTTTGCAAAGTAGGCAGACTTCTTTGTCTCACGCCAAGTAAACAGCTTGCCTGGGAAGTATCGCTTAAGTAGTTCGTTCTCAATAATCTGCTGACGCAGTTCGTCGAGCGACTTACGGATAATCATAATGCGCAACCCTGGGAACAGGATAGCGCAAAGCACAGCGATTGCTACGACTAGATATGTTTTACCGCCACCACGAGCACCACCGGCAACGATGTACGACTTCTTTCCAATGAAGTCAAATACTTCTTGCTGTTTACCTGAGAACTTGATTAGCTCAGATATATTTATCTCTTGGACTTTACTTCTGGTCGCCATTCAATCTAGGGGGTACGTGAGCCGCCGATACGTTCACAGTAATCGATCCCCCTTCTTCGAGCTGAAGTTCACGACGCTTGATGATGTGATTAGCAATCGACGTCATACTGTTCACTGCCTTAATTCGGATGTCGTCGTCGGCAGCGTTAGCAATGATGTCGGTCAACCTATCAATCGAAAGAAGCATTCCTGCCGTAGCCCCCTTCTGTAAAGCATCAATGTCGATATCAAGACCGTCGATGATTCGATTGACAGCTAGAACAATCTGATTATCTGTTCTCGATGTCAGCGTCACCGGTCCATCGTGCAAATCGAGTAAGTCGTCTTCCTCGATCCTTTTAGGTTTTGCTTTTGCCATGCACTAATTTACACATATAACAAGAGAAACGTAACTATGGCATTCGATTTCAAGAACTTGCTACTGCAAGGTGGAGCCGCTGGACTAGGCGCGATGACAGGCTTAGGTCCCTTTGCTGGCATTGGTGCTGGATTGCTGCAAGGCATGGGCGATGCGTTTGGTTTGTCTAGCGGTGGTGGAGGAACTACACCGATCGACATGGCCAAGCAGGTGCAGGAGGCTGCATCATTTACATCTACCGGTGCAGAAGGTGCGGCAGCGAATCGCGAATCAGCAGAAGCCGCACGTCGCTTCATTGGACAGCAGACAGCGGAGGGACGCCTTGCTGCGCAAAGACAACAAGCTCTAGGATCGCAAGCCCTCGGCGGGGCGCAGCAGACAACAGACCTGGCACGCAGCGCGGCACTCATGAATCTCGGCAATCAGAACCGAGACCTCATGCAGCAAGCAGCGGCAGGTCGTGCAACCCCGGCAGCACTGGCTGGGATAGCAAGCAACACTGGACAGTCCAACCTGGAAGTAATGAAGGCGCTGGCGCAGCAGGGGGCACAGGCGCAGCAGCAGGCATTCCAAACAGCAGGACAAGCATTCGGAGCGGCAGAACAAATTCGCAACCAAGACCTTTCCCAACAGAAGGCTAACTTTGACCCATATTCATTGCAGAAGTTTGGCGGGACAAACCTAGGACAAATTACTGGGTATCAGCAGGCAGAACAGCAGATGCGTGCAGCAGAAGACCCACTTGCCCTTCTTAAGGCCATGGGTGGTCAAGGTGCAATTCAGGCATACAATAAGCCTTACGACGAAGAAACCCTTGCATCTGCTATTGACATAGCTTTGGCAAGACAACAGCGCCAGCCCAGCAAGAGCACCATGCTACAAGAAATGAGGCGACAGATTGGATACAATGACTGAGGCAACAGATGGGATACAATACACCGAACTATGTAATGAAGAGAGACTAAGTAATGGCGACATACATACCACATCCGGCTCTCCGTGGAATGGAGATGGGAAACCAGCGCAGCGCTCAGCGCCTAGACGCGCAAAGGCAGTCTGTAAACCTATGGGCCGAATATCTTAATAGAGCAGCAATGCAAGATCGCCAGCAAGCATACGATACAATGCGTAGGCAGGCAGAGATTGCTGCTGGGGTTGGTGTGGAGGAAGGTAAAGCAGGCCAGGCTCTTGGTTCCTCAATGCCATACTTCAAAAACATAATGGATTACATAAATGCTGGACGAAATATGAGAGCTGGAATTAACTCCGCGGGTGAAATTATTGGAGCTCCACAAGTTCCGTCAGCAGAAATACCTCAGCTTGTTTTACCCGGACAACAGCAAATAGGTGGAACAGCCACCACATTTGGAGGGCTAGAACCTCTGAAAAAGATTGCCAAGAAAACAATTACAGTTCCTCAAGACGACGAATGAACAAGCTAAAGAAATCGGGGCCTGGATCGGGCCCCGTTCACATTACGGGTAAGGCTAAGAAGACACGCCAAGGCGCATCAAAGCGCACCAAGCACAGTTCCACACCGAGCAACAAGGCTACGAAGCCCTATCGTGGCCAAGGGAAGTAGTCTGATCTTCCCCGCTTTGATAGACAGGTAAATGGCAAACAATCTATCGACCGCAAAAGGCAAAAAATTACGAGCTCTATACTCAGTTTTCTGTCTAACTGTCAACTAAACGGGTGGAAGATTAGTCTTAGGATACTTAGCCGTCTTGTGCAGTTGGTATAACATCTGCTCAAATCCTGCGGCGAGCTCTTCGTTGTCGTCGCGACCTAAGATATACAGCGCCGCATGAACAAACTCATGTAGGAATGTCTGGAAAATAGAATCTTCGGATAGCTCGCGGCCCTTTACTGTACGCGCAATCTCGATGCGGTTCTCGTCCATGTGGCAGATACCGTACAAGTGCTGACTACCGTCAACTAGCTGATTGACAATCTTTACTCTCCACGTATGAGCGCCGAGCTTGAATGATGTCGGTGTTTTCATACCACCCTTCCATCCATGATGAATCGGTTGTGGAATGTAAAGCTGCCATCGTCATGCACCGTCAACTCGCCGTAACCATGGTTCCAGTTGTTGCGGCTGGCATACATCGGGCTGAGATCGCAAAGGCATCCTGTCGTGAATACTTGCAGGTAGCTTCCGTCAAGGGGCTTACGCACAGGAACTCCGGATGTCTTGTGAACATGACCAACAATCAGGTTGTCAAAAGCCTTCAGCATATAGCTTCGAGCCGGGTTTACGATGCCACCGCTGCCGAAGTATTCATGCCCGTGGTCGATGTACATATTGCCAGCCTTCATCTTCGCACGCTGGTCGTACCACTCGATATTCAACGCATGCAGGCCAAGCATCTCGTTGAGATGAATGGTTCCCTG